GCGCGCGTACATTTCGTGCGTCCACGCCATGCCGGCGCGCTCGACCAGCGGCTTCAGGCGGCTGGCGGCCTCCACGTGGTTCAGCGGCGCGATCTCGGCGCGCGGGGCCACCGGTTCGATGCGCTGTGCCGCGACGACCTGCGGCACGTCGATGCTGGCGACCGTGCCCGAGCGCGGCAGGCTGGGGGCGATGCTCGCATCGCGGATGTGCTTCATCGGGTCGATCTGGCCGCCGAACGGGACGCGCTTGGCCTTGCGAGCCGCCGCGGCCTCGGCGTCGGTCTGCACCTGCATCGCCAGGCGGTCGATCTCCTTGCGCGCGGCGTCGGCCTGGGTCTCGGGCAAACTGCGGTACTGCTCGCCGACGATTGCCGCCGTGTCCAGGAAGCCGAACTCGTTGAGTGTGCCGATCCGCGGCGCGAGGTAGTGGATTGGGGCGCTGTCCTGCTCGCCCGGCATCAGCACGCGCACGCTGCCCTGCGCGTCCAGGGCGTTGCCGATGACCGGCACGCGCTGGTTGTTGGCCAGCCCCGGAATGCCGCGCACGTCCCACACCCGGCCGTTGAAGCGGACCATGCCGTCGCGGACCCTGCACAGCTTCGGCGTCGTGTGCGCCAGCGTGCGCAGCACGTCGACCGGCGGCGCCAGCACCAGCTGATCAGCCGTGATCCGCAGCCACCCGTCGCGGCGGGTCATACCGGTGCGGGTGTGGATGCGGGTGGCGTTGTAGGCGCGCGCCCATTCCTGCGCCAGCGTGTTGATCTCTTCCAAGCTGGTGACCGGCGCGCGCGTCTTGAGCATCGCCTCGAAGTGGCGCTCGATCAGGTAGTTCGCGTTCTCGACCTGTCCCTTTGCGCGGGCGTTGCCCACTTCGTTGACGATCAGTTCGATGCCGCAGGCGGCGACGAAGTTGCGGGTCGTGGCCGCGGTCACCGCGCTGCCGGGGTCCATCATCAGCAGCTTCGGGATGCCGTGCATCGTGCCGATCTCGCGCTGCGTCATCGCGTGGATGAGCGCGGACAGCAGGTTCGCGCTGCTCTCGGCGCCCAGCACGTAGAACACGTCGATGCAGCCTGAGGCATGGTCGGTGATGGCATAGCGCCACAACCGGCGGTCGGCGATTTTGGTGAAGTTGCCCGGCTTGCCGCGGTAGAACGCGCGCTTGTCCATCACCTGCGTGCCGTCGTCGGCCAGGTAGAACTGGCGGCTGACCGAGGCATCGATCTGCCACAGGTGGTTCGGGTGCCGGGACGCCAGCCGGGCGGCCGGCGATGGTGCAGCCAGCTGGTCGGCGTGGAAGCCGTAGGCGCGGAGCGCGCGGCAGACCGCGCTGGTACTGAGCGGGCGCCACTCGCCTGTGGTCTTGTCGACGCGCGCAGCTTCAATGCGGCCGTTCGCGCGCAGAATCTCGACGGCATCTTCCACCGGCAGCGTGCCGGTGCCGGTCAGGCGCCGGGTCTCTTCGACCAGGGCGGCGATGGCGGCCGCTTCGTCGCGGGACAGCGACAGGTCACCGGCATCGGAGCGGCGCTTGCGCGGCTTGATGCCGGCGGTGACCGCGGCGAGGCGGCGGTGCACGGTCTGGACCGAGCATCCCATCTGCTCGGCCAGCCGGGCGACGATGCCGCCCTTGCTGCCGTGCGGCGCCACCAGCAATTCGCTGGCGGCCGCCTGGATGAGTTCGGCCGACACGGTCAGGCCTCCTCGCCGTCGTTGACCAGCGGGATGGCAATGGGCAGGTCTTCGTCGTCGCGCACGATGCGCACGCCGTTGAGCAGCCGGCCAATCATGTCGCTGATGAAGACCGCGGCGTCGTTGTCCTGGCCGTTGTCGGAGGCATGTGCAGCCAGCGCCCGCACAGCCGCCCGCAGGCCGCCCTTCTCGCCGCCGATGGCGGCCAGCACCGACTGCTCGGCTTCGGTGACGCTCTGCTTCAGGATGACCAGTTGCTGGTCCGGATCGGCGGTCTTCCAGCGGCGCTGGGCCTTCACCGTCTTCTCATGTTCCTTGTTGAGGTCGTCGCTCAACTTGTTGATGCGCTGATCCTTTGCTTCGGCGTCGGCACGCGCATCACGCAGTGCCTGGCGCAGCTGGCTGGCGCTCATGCGCTCGACGTCGTCCAGGTCGATGCCGGCCACCGACTCGCCGGAGTTCAGGGCTTCCAGGTCGTCGTCTTCCAGCACGGCCAGTTCCAGCACCTTGGCCTGGGTGCCCGCCGCTTTCAAAAGCGACATCGTGTCGTTTTTGCTGAACTTCAGCGCCACACCCATCAGGCGCTGGGCCGCGCGCGGGTGAATGCCCCGCGCTTCGCACTGCGCCCGGAACTCGCCATGCGGGGTCTGCTCCTTGATCAGCAGCAGGCCGCGGCCCATCTCGAGGATGTCCTCGACCGAGCGGCGCTGCCGGTACTCGACCATGCTCCACAGCGAATCGGTGTCAGTCCTGCCGACGAAGCCGATGGTGGTCGCCAGCTTGGCAATGGCGGCCTCCTGCTCGCCCAGGGCGCGCAGGTCATCGTTGCGCGTCGCCAGCGCGCCTGCGTCAAGTTCCGGGCTGACCGGTTCGGCCTGTGCGACCGGCTTTGCGCCGGCAGCTTTGCGGGGTTGCTTCTCTGCCATGGATCGTTCCTCGTCGAATCAGTTGGGGTTACGGCTGTAGCGGTTCTTGAAGTCGTCCAGTTCGCGCTCTTCACGTGCGACCTCGGCCGCGTGGGCGAGCGCGATCTGGACGATGCGGGGGGACAGGCGCCAGTGGCCCTGCAGGCGGGGGTTCTGCTCGGCCAGGCCGTCGGCCTCCATGCGCTGCAGGGCGCGCAGCGTGGTGGCCTGCGATTCGTCGATGCCATCGGCCACCTGCTTGAGGCGCAGGCCGTTGCGGCTGTGGCCGCCCAGCGCGAACAGCAGGCGGGCGTGGATGGATTGGCCGCTCATGCCGATTGCTCCGTCAGGCGGCCGTGCGCTGCCTGCAGCGTGCGAAGCGCGCACTGCTGGCTGATGCCGTAGGCATGCGCATTCGCTTGAGCGCGGATGGCGAGCACGTCGTTCACCAGCTGCTCGGTCGAATCGCTGCGCTGCAGCTTCACCTGCAGGCGGAACAGGGCGGCATCCAGGTCGCGTAGGTCAATGGCGTTCATGCCAGTTCCTTCAGGCCGGACGCCTGGATCACGCGCTGACGCATTGCCTGGCCGGCAGGGCCGTTCCAGGAGCCGATCAACGCATTGCGGACGTTGGACGGGTGGATCTGGTTCTTGATGCACCACGCCTTCATCGACGTGCCTTGCAGAACGAAGGCAGCGCGAACGCGGCGGTGTAGGTCAAGGCTTGGAGCGGGGGCGCTCATTTGGCGTGTATCCTCTGAATCGTGTTCCCAAGGTGGGCGCCGGTGGTGGCCGCCTTGGTAGTCAATCTAATCAATAAATATTGATTTAGTCAACAGATGAAGATGCGTGCGTTCGACTCCCAACTGCTGCGGCTAAAGCAGGCCCTCGGCATGACCGATGACCAGGACGTCGCGCGCGTGCTTGGGATGACGAAGGCCGCGTTCAGTGCGCGCAAGACGCGCGGCGCATTCCCGGAAGACAAGCTCAAGGCGCTGGCGAGCGACAGGCCCGAACTCCGGCTCGACGTGAAGTACGTGCTGACCGGGGTAAGCGACGAGCTGGAGCGGCGCATGGCCGCGGTTGGGACGGCAACCCGAATAGCTGGCCGCGTTGAAGAAGGAGCCGCCCGCTCCGAGGTGCAGCAGGCCGTCTTCGATGCGCTGGTGGGCACCCTTACGCCGGACGAGCAGCAGCTGGTGCACTACTTCCGCAATTCGGATGAGCGTGGGCGCGCGTTGATGCTCGCAACCGGCGCCACGGTGGCTGTGCCCATGGACGCCCGGGTCAAGAGAGCCGCCCGAAAGAAGACCTGATCCAAACCATCACAAGGGGAGATGCAATGGCATTGGTGTCATGCAAGGAATGCGGTAAGGAGATCAGCGATCAGGCTGCAGCATGTCCAAGCTGCGGTGCGCCGGTGGCGAAGGGCGCTGCCCAGCCGGCCGTACCTACGCCTGTCGGTCAGAGAAAGGTGGGCTGTGGAACGGTCATTGTCGTGCTCCTTGTCTTGGGGGCGATCTTTGTCGCCATCCTCATGGTGATGAACCCTGAAGATCCGGCAGTCCGCGAGGAACGGTGGCGCAAGAAGGACGCCATAGAGCTGTGCTGGAAGGAGTACGAGAGGAAGTCGCTCGACCCGGCAACAAAGCGATTCGTTGCCTCAGCTTGCGAGAAGATGGAGAAGGATTTCCGCGACAAGTACGGACAGGAACCTTGAATGAAGCCCCCGGCTTTATAGCCCAAAAGGCCGCCCTCGGGCGGCCTTTTTGCTTTCTTGTCAGAACGACTCCGGCTGTGCGATGGCGCGGACGGCCCACATCATCCCGGTCTGCAGATCGGTTTTCCCGATAGCCAGGGCGCGCTGGTCGATGCCGGGCAGTTCCTTCAGCTGCTCGAGCAGCTGGCCGATCTCGTTGCCCTTGGCCTTCAGGGCGTTGATGCCGTCGATCTCCCCCTGCGACAGGTCGCGGTAGCCCTTGATCTTCCGATGCTGGTTGTCCATGGCACCTCCTGATTGAGGGGTCACTCTCCCGCGCGCGCGCGAGGCGTGGCGGCAAAGTGCTTTGGCAGAGCGGCGCGCCCGCGCATCGGAAAGTTCGCCCATCGGTTCGGTGCGTGTGGGGCGCACCTGCCGGCGGGCATGCCTTCCTCGTCGTGCCCGCCGGCCTCTTCTTCCAGGAGACAGGCATGGGCACGCCGCGCGGCATCCGCAACAACAATCCGGGCAACATCGAGATCAATTCGGCAAACAAGTGGCAGGGGATCATGCCGCGCGAGCGCATGACCCCGGAGCAGCGCGCCGAGAAGCGCTTCGTCGTCTTCGCCTCGCCCGCGTGGGGCATCCGCGCCTTGGCTACGTTGCTGATCAACTACTTCGACCGGCACGGCCTGGACACGATCAACAAGATCGTGAACCGCTGGGCGCCGCCCAGCGAGAACGATACGGACGCTTATGCGCGGGCGGTAGCACGCGAAACCTGCATCAACGAAGCCGTGCAGGGCGCATGCGTCACCCCCAACGACTTCGTGAACCTGCACGAATACCGCCGCCTGCGGCCCATCGTCGAGGCAATCATCCGCCACGAGAACGGTCAGCAGCCCTACTCGGCGGAGGTGATCGAGGAAGGGCTGCGCCTGGCCGGCGTCGTCAAGCCCGGTGCCGAGCCGCTGGTCGCTGTGCCGAAGGCCGTGCCGGTCGCCGCGGTGACCGCCGCGACGGCAACCGGCGCGGGCGCGATTGCCGAGCTCGCGCAGCAGTTCAGCGCGCCAGTCCAGCAGCTCACCCCAGCAATCGCCCAGGTCAACGCGGTGGCTGCGTCGACCAGCGCGCTTCCGGGCTGGCTGCGCGCCGGCATCGCCTTGGTCGTGTTGGTGGCAGCCGGCGCGAGCCTCTACACCTGGTGGAAGCTGCGGCGTGCGAAGCGGGCGGTGGCGTCATGACACCCCCGTCCGGGATCGCCGGCCAGATCATCGGCATCCTCCTTGTGCTGGCATCGCTCGTCGGCGGCGGGGTGGTCATCGGCCGCCAGTCCAGGGACGACGATGTCAAACAGCTGACCGCTGAGCGCGATGCAGCTTTGTTGCACGCCAATGCCCAGGCCGAAACCCTGGCAACCATCAAGGCAACGCTGCGCGAAGAGCGCGAGCGTAGGAACCGCATCGAGCAGGCGGCCCAGCAGGAGCTGGCCGCCCGTGCCGACCGAATCGCTCAACTGGAGGTCGCCGCCGAGCGGCGCCGCAAAACCCTTACCGCTGAGGCATCCAAGCATGAAGACTGCAATGCGCTGCGTCGCATCCCTGTGTGTGCTGCTCTTTCTGACGGCCTGTATGGGCGTCCGCCCGCCGCTGGTGCGCACTGAAATCGTCGAGGTGCCGGTCGTCCAGTACGTGCGCATGCCGGCCGCGCTGACGGATCAGTTACAGGGGCCGGCAGCTCCCGCCTTCAACTGCGCGGCTCCGACCGGCCAGCCGGTGGTCTGCGTACACGACGGGCTGATGCGCGAGGTCGAGTGGCAGGCAGTCCTCGCACGCGCGAACGAGGATCGCGCCACCACGGCGTTCCTCGGTGCTGGCGCTGGCACCGCGCCCGAGTTCCAACCCGCCCGAAGTCCGGGCCGGTTGGAGCGTGGACCGTCGCAGCTTCTGCGCCAGGCCTTCGGTAAGACAGCGGCAGGAGCCCGCAAGTGAAGGTCACGTTCGAGCTTTGGCAGTTGATCACGCTGACGATCATGGCAGCAGGCCTGTTCACCGGCTTGGGGAAGCTGTTGCTCGCGCAGTTCCAGCGCAGCTTGGAGGCACGTTTGACCTCGATTTCCGCGGATGCCAAGGGCTGGCATCAGGTCGAGCGAGACCTCATGCAGCTGAAGGTTGATCTACCGGAGCGGTACGTGCGGCGCGAGGACTACATCCGCGGCCAAACGGTGCTGGAAGCGAAGCTGGACAGGGTGTTCAGCGAATTGGAACTGGTGAAGATCCAGGGGGCAAAGCGTGAACCTTGATTTCGAGAAGACCCGGCGTGAAACCATCCGCTGGAACCTGCTGCGCGCGTTGGACTATGCGCGCCCGGAAGGCACCAACGAGCATGTGCTGCTCGGCGTGATCCAGGGCCTGTACCCGGACAGCACCCAGCGCGAGGTCCGGCGTGAACTTGACTATCTGGCAGACCGCCGGCTGGTCCAGGTCGCCGGGCAGCACACCGGGCAGTGGCATGCCGAGCTGGCACGCTACGGCGTGGACATCGTCGAATACACCGTGGCCTGCGAATCGGGCATCGCCCGTCCGCCCAAGGTGGCGTGATATGCCGCCGCCGAGCAAAATCGACCAGCTGCCGGAAGATGTGCGCAGCGAGCTCGACGCCCTGATCATCGACAACGGCTTCGGCGGCTATGTTGGCCTCTCCGAGTGGCTGGCCGCGAAAGGCTTTGAGATCAGCAAGACCACGGTCGGAGCGTACGGGCAGAAGCTGGAACGTCGGCTCGCTGCGGTGAGGGCAAGCACAGAGGCCGCGCGGCTGATTGCCGCCGCGGCGCCGGACGATGCCGATGACCGTAGCAACGCAATCATCAGCCTTGTGCAGACCGAGATGTTCGAGGCCCTGCTGTGCCTGCAGGAAGCCACGGATGAGAATCTGGACCCCGGCGAGCGCGTGGCGATCATCAGCAATGCGGCCAGGCATGTGGCCACCCTCAGCCGTGCCAGCGTGAACCGCCACAAATGGGCGGTGGAGATCCGCGCCAAGATGGAAGCGGCAGCCGCCGACGTGCGCAAGCTGGCCGCCGGCGCCGGCGTGAGCGAGGAAACGCTGGCCGCCATCGATGCGCGGCTGCAGGGCGTGGTGTGACATGGGCAACGCCCGCTGCATCCCGGCAGATACCAACGCCACCTTCCTGCCGTCGCAGTCGAAGTGGATCAACGACAGCAGCCGGCTGAAGCTTGCCGAGAAATCGCGCCAGATTGGCTGGACCTGGTGCTCGGCCTATGCCTGTGTGCGCCGCACCGCGCTCAAGGGGGCCAAACTGGACCAATGGGTGAGCAGCCGGGACGAGATGCAGGCCCGGCTGTTCATCGACGACTGCAAGCTCTGGGCCGACGTGCTCTCCTTGGGTGCGCGTGACTTCGGCGAGCAGGTGCTGGACGGCAAGCAGACCAGCTTCGACCTGAGCTTCGTCAACGGCCGCAGCATCCACAGCATGTCCTCCAATCCTGACGCCCAGGCCGGCAAGCGTGGCGGCCGTGTCCTGGACGAATTCGCCCTGCACAAAGACCCACGCAAGCTGTGGGCCATTGCCTATCCCGGTATCACCTGGGGCGGTAGCCTGGAGGTGTTCAGCACGCACCGCGGCAGCCACAACTTCTTCAACCAGTTGATCCGGGAGGTGCGCGAGGGAGGGAACCCGAAGGGCATCAGCCTGCATCGGGTCACGCTCGAGGACGCCCTCAACGAAGGTCTGCTGTACAAGCTGCAGCAGAAGCTGCCCGAAGACGACGAGCGCCAGGAGATGGATGAGGCAGCGTACTTCGACTTCGTCAAGGCGGGCTGCGTGGATGAGGAATCGTTCCAGCAGGAATACATGTGTGTTCCGGCCGACGACGACGTTGCCTTCCTAGAATACGACCTGATCGCCGCCTGCGAATACGAACAACTGGTCGACTGGCGCCAGCCCGAGGGCCGCGAGCTCTACCTGGGCGTGGACATCGGCCGGAAGAAAGACCTGACCGTGCTCTGGGTGGTGGAGCGGCTGGGCGACGTGCTCTACACGCGGCATGTCGAATGCCTGGCCAACATGCCCAAGCCGCAGCAGGACGCGATCATCTGGCCGTGGATCGCCCGCTGCCGCCGCACCTGCATTGATGGCACCGGCCTGGGCATCGGCTGGGTGGATGATGCTCGCCGCCGCTTCGGCGAGTATCGCGTCGAAGGAGTGACTTTCACCGCCAAGGTCAAAGAGGAGCTGGCGTACCCGCTGCGCGGCGCCATGCAGGATCGCAAGCTGCGGATTCCCTACGATCCGACGATTCGCAGCGACCTGCGCAGCGTCACAAAGCAGACCACCGCCGCCGGCAACATCCGCTTCACCGCCGAGCGTACCCCTGACGGCCACGCGGATCGCTTCTGGGCGTTGGCGCTGGCTGTTCACGCGGCAGCCGCGCCGGCCGCTCCCATCGAGTTCCAGTCCGCCGGCCGGCGGGCCTTTGCCCCTGCCGGCCTGGGCGACTTCGGCTTCGATGGCTTCGGCAGCGTGGCCGGCGGCAACGACTTCGACGGATATCTGTGACCATGACCGAACTGATGACCAAGGCCCCGGAGCTGGGCCGCGAGATCGCCACCACCGCCGATGGCATCGACATCACCCGCGGCTATACCGGGCTGCTTCTGACCCCGTTCGACAGTGTGCTGCGCAATCGTGGCGGCGACCTGTCGATCTACCAGCAGGTGCGCAGCGACGAGGAGGTCAAGGCGACCTTCGGGCAGCGTCAGTCCGCCGTGGTGAAGTGCGAATGGCGCGTTGATGCCGGCGGCGACCGTCTCAAGGACAGATATGCTGCGAAATGGCTGCAGCAGCAGCTGGTGAAGTGCCGCTGGGACAACGTCACCGAGAAGATGCTGTTCGGCGTCTTCTATGGCTACGCCGTGGCCGAGATCATCTACGGCGTGGAAGAGGGCAAGATCGGCATCAGCGCGGTCAAGGTCCGGGACCGCCGCCGCTTCCGGTACGGCAAGGACGGCGACCTGCGCCTGCTCACCCAAGCCAGCATGTTCGAGGGCATCCCGTGCGAGCGCCCGTACTTCTGGGATTTCTGCACTGGCGCCGATCACGACGACGAACCCTATGGCCTTGGGCTGGCGCACTGGCTCTACTGGCCGGTGCTTTTCAAGCGCAACGGCATCAAGTTCTGGCTGACCTTCCTGGAGAAGTTCGGCATGCCCACCGGCATGGGCAAGTACGACGCCGATGCCTCCGATGAAGAGCGCGCTCGGTTGCTGGCGGCCACGCGCGCTATCCACCAAGACAGCGGCGTCATCATTCCCAAGGGCATGGAGCTGAGCCTGCTGGAAGCGGCGCGCAGCGGCTCGGCGGATTACAGGACGCTGCACGACACGATGAACGCCGCGATCCAGAAGGCGACGCTCGGGCAGACCGCGACCACCCAAGGCACGCCGGGGAAGCTGGGCAACGAAGACCAGCAGGGCCAGGTGAAGGACGACATCGTGAAGGCAGATGCGGACCTGGTCTGCGAGAGCTTCAACGAACGCGTCGTCCCGCAGCTGATGGCCTGGAATTTCCCCGACGCAGAGCTGCCGCGCGTCTGGCGCGTGACGGAACAGGATGAAGACCTGAACTCCCGCGCCGAGCGCGACAACAAGGTCTACAGCTGGGGCTTCCGGCCGACGCTGGCCTATGTCCATGAACAATATGGCGGGCAATGGACCGAGCGGGATACAACGTCGGGCGCGGAGCCGGGCCAGGCGACCACGCCTAGCGCCGTTGCTGGCGCCGAGTTCGCCGACGTCGAGCGCACGGTCGTACAGCTGCTGCAGCGGCACGGTGCCAACTTCGCGGAGGGCGTGGCCGACACCAGCCCCGCCGTCCCGCTGGCTGAGCAGCTGGACCGCAAGCTGCAGCCGGTCGGTAGCCGCTGGATCGAACAGATCCGCGCCCTGGTCATGAAGGCGGAATCGTTCGAGCAGCTGCAGGAGGAACTGCTGGCGCTCTCCGGCGACATGGACCTAGACGAATACGCCCAGGTGCTGGCCGAGGCCTCGACCGCTGCCGCGCTCGCCGGCCGCGCCGGCGTGCTGCAGGCCCGTCAGCAGCGCCGGGCCTGATTATGGCGTCGGGAGCATCCTACAGCCGTGTGCCGTTCCGGCAGCAGATCGAGTTCTTCAGCCGCAAGGTCCGGCTCCCGACGAACGGCTGGGCGGATGTCTATGCCCACGAGCATGACTTTGCCTTCATGGTCGCCGGTGCCAACCGCGACGACATCGTGGCCGACTTCCAGGCCGCGGTCCGCCTGGCTATCGAGGAAGGCCGGACACTGGACCAGTTCCGCCTCGATTTCGACAACATCGTCGCCAAGCATGGTTGGGACTACAACGGCGGCCGGAACTGGCGCAGCCGCGTCATCTACGAGACCAACATGCGGCAGAGCTACAACGCTGGCCGCTACGAGCAGCAGATGGGGCTGGCGAAGTCCATGCCCTACCTGCGCTACAAGCACAGTGATGCGGTGGTGCACCCGCGCCCGGTGCACCAGAGCTGGAACAACAAGATCTGGCGCGCGGACGACCCGATCTGGAAGGTGATCTATCCAACGAATGGCTGGGGCTGCCAGTGCTACACCGAATCGCTCAGCGAGCGCGATATGCGACGCCTGGGCAAGAGCGGTCCCGACCCGACGCCTGAGTTGAACTGGCGTCAGGTCACCATCGGCCAGCGCAGTCCTGGCGGCCCCCGCACCGTCAACGTGCCCGACGGGATCGATCCCGGCTTTGAGTACGCGCCGGCGCGCGCGCGCCTGCTGTCCCAGGTGCCGCCGGAGAAACCGAATCCGCCGGTGCCAGGTAGTGCCGGTGGCCCAGGCCTGCCGAACCTGCGGCCCGCCGACGACCTGCCCGCACCGCGCGCGATTCCCGCGAACCGCCTGCTACCGGAGGGCCTGGCCGACGCGGACTATGCGGCTGCGTTCCTGGCCGAGTTCAGCGCAACGCCCGAGGTCCCTGCGATCTTCGCGGATGCCATCGGCGAGCGCCTGGTCATCGCCGATGAGTTGTTCCGCGATGCCGCGGGAAACTACAAGGCGGACAAACGCGGCCGCGGCCGTTGGATGCGTGTCCTGGCCGATGCCCTGAAGGAGCCGGACGAGATCTGGGTGCGGCTGGAGTGGATGCACGCGCTGGAACGCATGGTCATCCGGCGCCGCTATGTCGCACGCTTCCTGGTCGAAGGCGAAGCCACCCCGACGCTGGCGGTGTTCGAGCGCGGATCGGATGGCTGGTGGGGCGTGACCACGTTCCAAGGGGAGCCGGGCAGCGAGAACGACTGGCGCGTTGGAATCAGGCTGTATCGCCGTGGTCGCGGACAATGAAAAACCAGCGCGCTGCCCCGCACTGGTCACCCCGGGACGTAGGATCGGTGGCCGTGGCAGCGGCGTCTCGCCCGATGGGTTGAGCGGAGGATACGCCTGATGACCGCCCGTGTCGAAATCACCCAGAACACCGCCAGCCCGGCGCTGAAGCGCCTGCTGGGCAAGCTGCGCGGGGATGACCAGGAGGTGGTGTTCGCCCAGATGGGCGAGTACTTGATGCGCAGCACCCGCGAGCGTGCTGCGCGCGAGGAAGCCCCCAGCGGCCGCAAATGGGCGCCGCTCTCCCCCGGATACAAGAGGTGGAAGGAGAAGAAGCGCCCAGGTGTGCCCGTCCTGAAGTTCGACTTCCATATGCTTGGCGACCAGTTCGCCTACCAGGTCGACCAGCAGGGCCTGCTGATAGGAACCAATGCGCCCTATGGCGCAGCCCACCAGTTCGGCAGCACCATCCATCGCGCTGCGCATTCGCGGCTGCTCGCGTTCGGCAAAGATCGCCCGAACCGCATGAAGACCTTCGCGCGGGTCGGCAGCAAGGACGTGGACCACGAGAAGTGGGCGACCGTGGATGCTTACGACATCACGCTGCCAGCGCGGCCATGGCTGGGCGTGTCCAAGGCCGATGAGGAAGAGCTGCAGGCCATCGTCTTGGACCACCTTGGCGAGGCATTCGAGGGCAATTGAACGTGCGGCGATCTGAGGCGTCGTAGGAGGCGCTCCGGCGCATCCATGCGTCAGTGATGGCCGTTTGGTGTCTGACACCGCATTGGCGCGCTTCCTGCGCCGAATCCGGGTGCCGGTTCGGCTGCATCGCACAGATCGCGCGCGCGCGAGGCGGCGAAGAGGCAAAGTGCTTTGGCAGAGGCGCGGCGATCAGCGGCAGAAACTGGCTCCATGAACCAGCCCGCCGCCAACCTTCATGTCTTCCGCGCCGGCACGCATATTGCGACCGACGGCAAGCAGTACACCTTCAGCGAAGCCGACGTTGCCGACCTGGTCTCCAGCTACGACCCGGCGCTGTCGCGTGCACCGCTCGTCGTTGGTCACCCGAAGATCGACGACCCCGCGTATGGCTGGGCCGCCGGCTTCAACCACGCCGGCGGCGAGGTGTTCGCTACCCCCGAGGCAGTGGATCCGCAGTTCGCCGAAATGGTCAACGACCAGCGCTTCAGCGCCATCAGCCTGTCGGTTTACCTGCCCGACACGCCGGGCAACCCGAAGCCCGGCCACTACTACCCACGCCACATCGGCTTCCTCGGCGCGCAGCCGCCAGCCGTGAAGGGGCTTCAGCGCCCGCAGTTCGCCGAGGGCGACGGCGCTATCGAGTTCTCGATGCCGCTGTCGCGCCGCGTCAGCAGCATCGGCTATTACCTCAAGCGCCTGCTCCAGGGCCTGCGTGACCGTGCCATCGAGAACGACGGTGCGGAGAAGGCCGAGCAGCTGATTCCGCAGTGGTGCATCGACGGCATCGCCGAAGCCACCGCCGACGACGACCAGGCCAATGCCGCGTTCGCGGAGGCCATCCACACCCCGGAGAAAACCATGTCCCAGACCCAAGGCGGCAATGCTGCCGATTTCGCCGAGCAGAAGCGCCAGCTCGATACCCGCAACGCCGAACTGGACCAGCGCGAACAGGCCCTGCGCGAGCGGGAAACCGCCGCCCGCCGCGAAGACGCGACCGACTTCGCCGAGCAGTTGGTCCAGAGCGGCAAGGTGCTGCCCCGCCAGCAAGCCGCCGTGGTCGAGCTGCTGCTGGCGTTCCCCGCCGGCACCGTCCTGAACTTCGCCGAAGCCGACGGCCAGGCCGCGACCGATCACGACGCGGCCGCCCTGCTGCGGTCGTTCCTGGACGACCTGCCCAAGCGCGTGGATTTCGCCGAGAAGTCCGGCGGCCAGGACAACGGCACCACCCAGACCGCCGATTTCGCCGCGCCCGAGGGGACGACCGTGGATGCCCGGCGCATGGAGCTGCACAGCCAGGCCGTCGCCTACCAGCGCGCACACCCCGGCACCGACTACATGGCCGCCATCAAGGCAGTGGGCGGCTGACGCATTCGGCGGCACCCGTAGGTCGATATGCCGGGTAAGGCGCAGGACGCGCGGTGACCGGCCCGCCGAACCACTTTCGTTCAACTCGCGCCAGGAGCGCATGACCATGACCCAGAAGACTTCCCTGCTCACCCTGGCCGTCATCGCGGTAGCCGCGCTCGAAGCGGAGCGCGCTGTCACCGCGGACGGCAACTACGCCACCGCCGGCGGCAACGCCTTCGGCGTGACCAACACGAAAGGTGCCGCCGGCGAGCGTGTGCCCACCGATGTGGCCGGCACGACCATCGCCACCGCTGGTGCGGCCTTCGCCAAGAACGCGTACCTGCAGGTCGGCACCAACGGAAAGCTGATCGCAAAGGCCGCGGGCATCGCGGTGGCGCAGGCCCTGCAGGCCGCGACGGCCGACGGCGACCGCGTCGAGGTGCTCTGGATTCCGAACGCACCCGCGCCGACGCCGTAACCAACGCCCATGCGGCACCGCTGCCGCGCCCCATCTTTTTCTCAGAGAGAGCACCCATGACCCAGATGACCACCGGCCAGGCGCGCATCGTCGACCCCGTCCTGACCACTCACGCCATCGGCTACGTCAAACCCGGCAATGTCGGCTCCATTCTGTTCCCGCGCGTCGAGGTCGCAATGCGCGCCGGCAAGGTGACGAAGTTCGGCAAGGAAGGCTTCCGCCGTTACAACACCAAGCGCGCGCCGGGCGAATCCACCAAGCGCGTCCAGTTCGGCTACCAGGACGGCAGCTACGCCATCGTCGACGCGGCGCTGGAGGCGGTCGTTCCGGATGAGATCGGGCAGGAGGCCGCTGCCGGTCCGCACATCGACGCATCGCAGGACGCGGTGGACCTGACGCTCGACATCTTCGAGCTGGAGCACGAATGCGAGTGCGCGGATATTGCGCGCAATCCCGCCAACTACGACAACGACCACAAGGTCGCGCTGGTCGGCACGAATCGCTGGCGCGGCGCCGATGGCGATCCGACCGCGAACATCGAAGTAGGCAAGGAAGCCATTCGCGCCAAGATCGGCGTGCGCCCGAACGCGGTGCTCATCTCGGCCGCCGCTTGGTCGGCGCTGAAGGCCAACGCGAAGATCCGGGACTACCTGAAGCACCTGGGCAAGGAAACGCTCACCGTCGATATCCTGAAGGCGCTGTGGGAAATTCCCACCATCGCCATCGGCGAAGCCGTGGTTGCTGACGGCCCGGATGACGACCTGGGCGACGTCTGGGGCGACGACGTGATCCTGGCATTCGTTGCGCCGCCGAACGGCAGCAACCGCCGCAGCGCCGCCAAGCCGAGCTACGGCTACACCTACTCGCTGCGCGGCCAGCCCAACGTGCGCATGGCCTACCGCGACGAGAACCGCCAGTCGTGGATTCACCCGGTCAACAACAACCGCACGCCGCAGCTGACCGGCATGGTCGCGGGCTACCTGATCCAGAACGCCGGCGCCGACCCGGCGTAAGTACGCCCAGGGAGAGGTTCTGCGCGCACATCAGTGCCGCAGGGGGAACGCCCCTCGTGCAGGCGTGACAGCCGGAGAGCGACGGCCCATCTATCTACCGAGGAACCGTCATGGCCAAGGCCACGAAGACCGCGGCGCCCGCGCCCAAGAAGACCACCAGCCAGGCCAATGACAAGGCCGGCGCTGCGCAGCTGCAGGAGACCGACGGCGACCAGGCCGGCGACCAGGCCGGCGCCGCGCAGCTGCAGGAGACCGACCGCGACCAGGCTGGCGACCAGGCCGGCGCCGCGCAGCTGCAGGAGACCGGCGGAGACCAGGTCGGCGACCAGGCCGGTGCCGCGCAGCTGCAGGAGACCGACGGAGACCAGGTCGGCGAACAGGCCGGCGCCGCGCAGCTGCAGGAGACCGACGGCGACCAGGCTGGTGCCGTACAGCTGCAGGGAGCCGACGAAGCTCAGGCCGGTGAGCAGGCCGGCGTCGCACAGCAGCAGGAGGCTGGTGACGCTCCCACCAGTGACCCGAGCAATCCGCCGCCGCTGGCGTGCTACGAAGTGTTGGCCCCGTTCTGGTTCCGCGGCGGTGTGATCAAGCCGCCGGCGTGGGTCCGGATGGATGCCGCCGAGGCCTTCCAGTACCAGGAAGCCGGCGTGCTGGGCACCGAACCGGGCGACGCGTAAGGGCGCACGCATGTACTGCACTCCCACCCAACTGGCCGACGCCAAACTCGTCCGCGAACTGGCGCAGGCGGCGACCCCGGAGCGCATGATCATCCCCGCCGATGCGGTGATGGACATCGTGCTGCGCGGCCAAGACACCACCGGCCAAGACGCTGACCAGGTTGCCGCTGCCCAGGCGGCGCTCGTGGTGGTGCAGAACGCACTGGCGAACGCCGACGGCCTGATCGACGGCTACCTGCGCCTGCGCAAGCCGTGGCCGTACCCCGTACCGCTCAACCCAGTGCCAGAGATCGTGGAAGTCTGGGCGCGCTGGATCGCCCGCTACCTGCTGCACAAGGATCGTTACGGTACCGAGGAGAAAACCGACCCGGTGGTGCGCGATTACCGCGAAGCCATCCGCCTGCTGGAACTGGTGCGTGACGGCAAGTTCAGCCTCGGGCTGGACGACCCATTGCCACCGTCCAGCGCAGGCATGCCGGATTTCTGCGGCCCCGCGCGCGTTTTCACCACCGACACCCTGAAGGATTTCGGCACATGAGTGCACAGCCCTTCGATGTCGGCCCGATCATCGACCGCCTGCGCATCCGCGCAGTCAAGGCCGGCGCCCTGCGCCTGGTGGAAGGGCGTGGCGCATACGCGCAGATCGGCTCGCTTCGGGAGTTTCCCGCGCCCTGTGCCTATGTGCTGCTGGCAAAGGAAACGGCCATGACGGCCGAGCCCAGCACCAGCGTGCCCGGCGAGCAGCACGACATCGGGCAGATCATGCAGGTCGGCATCGGCATCGTCATGGCTTTCTCCAACCACCGCGGCCTGAATGGAGACGAGCTGCGCGATGAGCTCAATGCGCAGGTGGGTGCTGTCCGCGGCCACCTCCTGGGCTGGACCCCGGACGTCGCGGGCGGCCGGCAGATGCGCCTCATCGGTGGTGACCTCGAGGACTACGACACCAACGTCGTGCTGTGGGCCGACCGCTGGCAAACCCAACATTTCATCCAACCGGAGATCGCGCCATGAACGCGCCCAAGAAGGTCACGGTCACCGTGATCGCCGACAACCACACCCACGCAGGCCAGCCGGTCGCCAAGGGCGCCCAAGTCGTCGTGGACGAAGCCACGGCCGCGTGGCTGGTTCGCAACCAGGTCGGCCGTCTCCATGACGCCGCGGTCGGCGCCGGCGGCGCTGCTGCAGCCAAGGACAAGAAGGAGTCCGCGTAATGTCCACCGTCACCAAGTACTACTCGCTGCAGGGCCGCGTCAGCTTCTTCACCCGCCTGCCCGGCGGAAAGAAGGGCGCCGGCGTCTGGGCGCAGAACGTGCCCAAGTTCGACCTCTCCTTCGAAGTGGAAGAAGAAGCGACCAAGGAATCGCACTCCGGCCAGCGCCTGAAAGACCTCGTGTTCGAGATCGAGAAGGCGATGAAGACCGCGTTCACCCTCAACGGCTTCACCCTGGACAACCTGGCGCGCGGGCTGTGGGCCAGCCGCTACGCGGTCGCCAGCGGTACGGTCAGCGGCGAACCGTTGCCGTCCGACCTCGCCGTCGGTGACTACTTCGCCCTGGAGAAGCAGAACACCTCCGACTGGTCCCTGGTCGATTCCACCGTCGCGGCCGCCGTGCCGTTGGTGGAAGGGACGCACTACGCCATCGTGTCGGCCTTTGCCGGTCACGGCCAGCTGCTGGACATGACCGGCCTGACCATGCCCATCCTGGCCAGCTACAGCAACGCGGCCAGTAACGCGCTGTCGCTGCTGTCCATGCGCCCGGATGATCACTGGCTGGTGTTCGACGGCATCGACACCATCAGCAAAGCGCGGGCGTACCTGGAGATCCCGCGGCACACGTCCAAGCCGACCGGCACCCTGCCGCTGATCAACAACGAGGGCAAAGGCTCGATGGACCTGGAAGGCGAGGCGCTCTACGACGGCACCGATCCCGATTTTCCGCTGGGCAAGTTCGTGCTGGGAGCGGCCTGACCCGTGGCCCGGAAGATCCCCAAGCCCGAACCCGCACCTGCCACTGCGCCCGACCAGGGCGCAGCGGCCAAGGGGGCGGTCACACAGCGCGACATCCTCCACCCCGAGCGGAGCCGCCAGATCGGTGGGCGCCTGGTGGAAATGCGCGAGTACGGCTACATCGAAGGCATGCGCGTGCAGGCGGCCGGCGCGGTGTTCCTGGACGACCTGTTCGCGCTCTTCCCTCGCGCCGGCCTGCCGCCTACCGATGTCGCCATCAACGCGGTGGTCGCCCGGCACATCACGGTCGTGCACTGGATGATGGCCCAGGCCATGACCCCGTCGGATGACGACCTGCAGGCGTTCGGCGACGCCGTGCGGGAGAACACCAACTGGGTCGGGCGCTTGGACTATGAGTCCGGCGAGGCCCTGAAGAACCTGTGGTGGGCGGCCAACGCCAGTTTTTTTTTCCGCCTGCTGAAGAACAAGGCGGAGGCGGCGAAGGCGGCCGAAAGCCTGTCAGCCTCGGTCGCGTCTACCACGCCCTGATCTCGGCCGGCTACGGCCGCACACCGCGCGAGATCGGCCGGCTGACCCGGAGGCAGATCAACCTGTTCTTCGACGAATGCCAGGCCGCTGAGCGCCGTGCTCGCCATCGGCGGTTGATCGATAACAGCGCCGCCTTCGCGGGCGGCGAAGCGGCCAAGACGTTGGACAAGGCACTGAAAGAGGATTGATCGTGGATCGCACAATGGACCTCGCGCTGCGAATCCGCATGGACCTCGGCCAGGCAACACAGGAGGTCACCCAGCTCGACAGCGCCGTGGACAAGCTCGGCGCGGCGGGGAAGCAGGCCTCCACGGGCTTGACCACGCTGGGCAACGCGACCGACAGGTCCACCGCTTCCCATCGTCAACATGCCGCCGCGGTGAAGACCGACGCGGCCGCGTTGACCGACATTGAACGCAAGGCCGCGCGCGCCGGCATTTCGGTCGGCCAGTACGGCATGGCGATGCGCATGCTGCCGGCGCAGATGACGGACATCAGCGTAGGCCTGGCGACCGGGCAGTCGCCGTTCATGGTGCTGATGCAGCAAGGCGGCCAGCTCAAGGACAGCTTCGGCGGTATCGTGCCGGCGGCCCGCGCGGTGGGCGGCTCGATCATGGGCCTGGTCAATCCGTACACCGTCGCGGCTGTGGCGGTCGCAGGACTGGGGCTGGCCTGGGCCAAGCAGCAGGCAGAGCTGAGCGCCTACAACCAGGCATTGATCCTGACCAATGGCTATGCCGGCAGGACCGTCGAGCAGCTGCAGGCCATGGCGGGCGCCCTGGAGGGCGTCGGACACGGCACCGCCACCGAGGCGCTGACCGAGGTGGCGGCCTCGGGTAGGTTCGCAGGCGAAGCCTTTGACCAGGTCAGCGCCGCTTCGGCGCGCATGAAGGAGATCGTCGGCCGCGAGGTCAGCGACACCATCACGGCGTTCCAGGCGATCCAAGACGAGCCGGTGAAGGCGCTGCTGAAGCTCAACGCCACCGAGCATTTCCTGACCCAAGCACAGCTAGACCGGGTACAGGCCCTGATTGCCGAAGGTCAGGAACAGCAGGCCGTGGCCGAGGCCACCCGCATCTATAGCGACCACCTGCTTGACGTCGCCGACCGAGCTGAGGCCGTGCGCACGCCCATCGAACGGCTGTGGGGCGATGTCAAGAAGTGGACCAGCGACGCGACGGCTGAGGTTGCCAGCTTCGCCAACTGGCTGGCGCTGATAGGAGAAGAAGCCAACAAGGCACCCAAGTGGCGCATGCTCGCTCCTGGCTGGAATGCATATACGTTGTGGCAGGCATCGGACGCGGTCGCAATGCAGGCCCAGCAGGGGCCGCAAGCTGGATCCGGCCGCACATCCCCGGTGGATAGCAAAACCGCTCAGGCCGCCATCGACGAGCAAAAGAAGCGCGACAGGGAGCGGGAGGCATTCCTCAACGCCGAAACGCGCTATCTGAGCGACACGGCGAAGAAGAAGCGCGAGATCGCCGAGATCAATGACCTGGTGACGCGCAGCGTCATCAACCAGGAAGAGGCCACCAAACGCGTCGCGCAGATCGAGGCGGACTATGCCGAACGTGCGAAGCGTGCCGGCGGCCAGAAGAAATCCGACGCCCAGCGTGCCGAGGAGGACGCAAAGCGCGAGCTGGAGAACCTGCAGAAGGAAGCCGCGATGCTCGGCGCACTGGAGGACGGCCAGAAGCGCGTCAGCCGTGAAGCCACAATCCGCTATGAAATCGAGAAGGGCGGATACCGCGCGGCCTCCGCCGCAGCGAAGGCCGCGTTGCTCGATGCCGCCCGGCTCGTCGACCAACGCCAGGCCGAACGTGCGGCCGAGGAAGAAAAGCGCCGTGAGTTCGAGAAGACCGAGCGCGCTTATGACCAGCTGCGTGCCACGCTCCGCACCCCGGCCGAAGTGGCGGTGGAAACCACCATCGAGCGCATCAAGACGCTCAACGATGCCATCAAGCAGGGATCGGTGGAGGCGGCCAACTACGGGGCGCAGCTGGACAAGATCGTCAATGCGGCCTTCAGCGCGCCGCCGACGTTCCCCGGCCTGTCGCCTGAGATCGGCGGCGTTGACTCCGAGCAGTACCGCCTGCAGCAGCAGAAGGATGCCCTGGAGACCTGGTACACCGACCAGCTGAGCCGGCTGGAAGAGTTCCGGAAACAGCGCGCTGACCTGAACGTGCAGTGGGATGCCCAGGAGCTGCAGCTGCGGGAACAACATGCGCGCGCGCTCGCCACGCTGAACCAAGCGCAGAACCAGCTGATGCTGCAGCAGAGCGCCGACGCCTTCGGCTCCATGGCCCAGGTCGCAAAAGCCTATGGCGGCGAGCAGTCGCGCACCTATCGCGTGCTGTTCGCCATCAGCAAGGGCTTCGCGGTCGCCCAAGCCGCCGTCGCGCTTGCCCAGAACGTTGCCGAAGCCTCGAAGGCCGGCTTTCCTCAGAACATCGGCTTCATTGCCGGTGCCCTGGCGCAGGGGGCGACGATTGCGTCGCTGCTATCGGCCGCTCAGTACGCCACCGGCGGCCGGATCACCGGCCCCGGCACCGGAACCAGCGACGACGTGCCGCTCTGGGGTTCGGCGGGTGAGTTCATGGTGCGCTACGCCGCCGCCAGCCAGCCCGGCGCCTACGCATTCCTCGAGGACTTCAACCAGCGCGGCATGGCCGCCCTAGAAGACTGGCGCGGTTACGCCGCCGGCGGCGAGATCACCGCCGCCCCGGAACCTCGCGGCAGGGTGGCGGACGGCGGTGGCAGCCGCGCGACGTCGGTCAGCAACAGCATGCGGCTCTACAACCTGTTCGACATGGACCAGCTGGCGCAGGCGCTGGCGAACCATCCGTCGATGGAGAAGGCCGTCGTCGCCTATGCCGGCCAGAACGGCCAGGCGATCCAGGCGGAGTGGTGAGCATGGCGTTCGCTGCCACGATGCCCCCTATTTGGCCGATCCGACCGGATTGGGCCTACGGTGTCCAGGAATCACTGGCTTGGCGCACGGAGGTGCTACGCGCCAGCGCCACGGCCGTGACAAATCATCGAAGCCTGCGCCTGACCCCGCGTCGATCGTTCGCCTTCCGGGTGCTGGCCGGCGCACAGGCAAAGCGAGTGGCAGCGATGCTGCTCGACGGAAACGCCGGCACTTGGCTGCTGCCGATCTGGACGGACATCGAGCGGCTACCCAACCCGGTGCCGGCGGGCGCGCTGCAGCTCCCCTGTGATACGGCCGGGTGCGATTTCATCGCCGGCGGCCGCGCACTGCTCTATACCGACACCACCCGCTGGACCGTCCTGGATATCGACCAGGTGATGCCGGACCACCTGCAGCTGGCGGCGGCGACACCGGCACCCGCCGCGGCTGCCGGCACTCGCCTGTACCCGCTACGCTGCGCCCTGCTGAACGCGAGCGCGGAAGAGACCCATCGCAGCGACAATGTCAGCCGCCGAGCCATGGCTTTCGACATCGCCGAAGCCTGCGATTGGCCGGGCCTGGCGGCGCCCGAAATGTATCGCGGGCACCCCGTGCTAACGGTGCGGCCGGACGAGAGCTCGGACCCCGTCAGTGCACATGAGCGGCAGGTTGCTGTGGTCGACTACGGCACCGCGGCGCCCTTCGCTCACGACCTGTCCGGTATCAGCCTGCGTACCCAGCGCAGCTACTGGAAGCTGGCCGGTCGGCCCCGGCACACATGGTTCCGCTCGCTGGCCTACACCCTGGCCGGTCGCGGCACGCCGATGTGGGTGCCGAGCTGGGCCGCGGACCTGCGGCCCGTTGGCGCCGCAGCCGCAACCGGGACGAGCCTGACGGTCGAATGGGCCGGCTACGCGCTCTATGGCCTCGGCCGCCCGAACCGCGCCGACCTCCGCATCGAGCTGCGGGACGGCACCGTGCTGTATCGGCGGATCGTCGCTGGCTCGGCCGCAAGCAGTACCGAGACGCTGGTGCTCGACCAGCCTCTCGCCGGCGGTGCGGTGGCCGCGGCGAAGATCCGCATGATCTCCTTCCTGGCGTTGTGCACCCTCGCCAGCGACGAGGTTGAGATCGACCACCTTGCCGACGCGCGCGGCGTCGCCAAGGCCACCCTCAGCTGGCAGGCGGTGGTGCCCGATGGCCCGTAAACGTTACGGCGCCAAGCCGGTCCACCTGTTCGTTTTCACCCGGCAGCACCTGGTCTGGCGCTATTGCACGGCCGACCGCGACCTCGTGATCGACGGGAAGACCTACCTCTCCGGCCAGATCGGCCGCAGCGAGATCAAGCAGACCGTCGAGCGGGCGAAAGACAAGATCACGATCACGTTTGCCTACCTGCTCGATCCGGCCGCGCCCGAGTACCCGGTCACCCAGCCGCTCGGCGACAACTGGTTCCCGCACGTGCCGCAGGATGTCGTTGGCGTCACGTGCCTGGCATACGACGCCAGCAGTGACGACCCGCCCGCGGTCGAGTGGATCGGCGAAGTCACCCAGCCGAAGTTCAGCGACACCGAGCTCGAGCTCACGTGCGAGCCTGACAACGGCTACAGCCGCGCGCGGAACCAAGGCCCGTGCTGGCAGCGCAACTGCTGGAAGACCCCGTACTCGACCGGCCCGCGCGGCTGCAACCTGGCGGGCGGCGCGAGTACGGTCACCGGTACGATCACGCGCATCGAAGCCGCCGATGGCGACGCGCCGCCGCAGGCCCACGTGCTCGTGCCGGCCTTGGGCGGCTACATCCAGGTGCTCGCCGGCAAGACGGCCACCTGGGCGGGCGGCGCGTCGTCGTCCCTGATCGCAGCCGCGTACTTCGCATACACCCGCCGCCGCGTCACCGATCCGCCGATGATCGACGAGACGACCTTCAGCTGGGACGACATCGGCAACAACCACGACCGCGCGGAGCGGATCGGGCCGATCACGATCTACTACGAGTACACCCGCCACCCAGCGCTGATCCTCGCCGACGCGACCGGTCTGGCCGTGGGGTCGACGATCTCCATCGACATTCCGGCGCTCGCAACGACCGGCACGGTCACGGCCGTGGACGGAACGGAACTGACGGTGCCTGAGCTGGCCGGCTCGGCGTTCGGCCTTTCCGGCGGCTTCATCACCTTTGTGGGGCCTGGCGGCTTGACGATGCGCCGCGACATCGCCAGCCACGTCCAGGGTACGGACAAGATCACGCTGACGCCTGGCGGCCTGCCGGTGCCGGTAGGCACGGTCGTTTCGGCGCTGCCGACGTGCGCGCGCACGTGGGCAGCCTGCAGCGCCTTCGGCAACACGATCCACTACGGCGGCAGCGTCTACAAGCCGGTCAAGAACCCCATGGAAGGAGTATCGATGTCATGGAGCTGACCCTGCGCGCACGGCGCACCTATGGCATCTGGCGCTGGCGGCTGAGGTACTGGTGGCTGGACACGCCTGCAGGCCGGCATGCCCAGCTGTGGGCGTTCGCGCTGTCGGTGCTCGCCACCGTCCTGCAGCTGGTTCGCATCGCGGTTGCCGCGGTAGTCCCACCGCCGCCGGGCACGCCGCGCCAGGCCGTCTACTGGTGGGTCGTGCAGCTGATCATCCTGGTCGTGTCTGCCGCGATCTCCTATGCGATGCGGCCCAAGACCGAGAAGCCAAAGCCTGCGGCCGGCGAAGCCCCGACCGTCGAGGACGGCCAGGCCGTGAAGCACCACTTCGGCACCGTGTGGATCGAGGACGAATTCATCCTGGCATGGAAGGTCACCGGCACCGTGCCTATCAAGAGCAAGGGCGGCAAGAAATGACCGACGAGCTGATCGTCACCACGAAGCACCTCTTCACGATTCGCGGCTACAGCCGCCGCGCGGGCTTCTGCCGCGACAAGTCGAAGGCGTTCTTTCGCCGGCACGGGCTCGACTGGCGCGCCTTCGTGCGCGACGGTATCTCAGCATCGCAGTTGGAGGCGACCGGCGACGGCCTGGCCCTGGCGCTCGTCGCATGGGCCAAGGAATGCGAGGCCGGCAATGGGCGGTAAGAGCAAAAGCACAACGGTCGGCTACTGGTACGAGCTCGCGATCCATTTCGGGCTTGGTATCGGCCCGTTCGACGCGTACCTGGAGTTCCGCGGCGGCGACAAGACGGCATGGGCTGGATCGGCCACGCACAGCCAATCCATCCAGATCAACGCGCCGAACCTATGGGGCGGTGAGAAAGACCAGGGTGGCATCGTCGGCACGCTCGACCTGATGTTCGGCGAAGCCGACCAGCAGCCTAGTGCTCGGCTGGCGGCGATCTTCGGGCCGCAGCAGCCGGCGTGGCGTGGCATGGCTACGCTCGGGTTCTTCGGCAAGTACGGTGCGATGAATCCCTATCCTCAGCAAGCCAGCCACAAGATCCGCAAAATCAAGGTTGGTTGGGATGGTGAGTGCTGGTATCCGGAAACAGCAGAGATCGACTTTGAGCGCGGTGGGGCTATGTCGCTTGGGCCGACATCGGGCGGCTGGCGGTATCACCTCGGCATCGGAAGCCCGGCGATGGCAGAAGCTGATTATGACGACTCTGGTTGGGACGTCGGTGCATCTCCTTTTGCAAGCTCAAACGTTGCTTCACATCCTTACGTCGCCGCCGGCGGCTATCCAGCGGTGTCAGGAACGAACTGGCCGCAGAACACGACGATCTGGGTTCGTCGGCGGTTCTTCATCCCGAACCCCTATGATTTCCAGCTCGAGATATTCGTCGATAACTGGGCAACGGTATGGATGAACGGACAGCTGGTGCTTCCACGCGCGGGAACAGGTAGCGGCGCAAGTGCTGACAAGTTCAAGCACCAGATTATCGTTCCGGCCTCGGTGCTCCGTGCCGGCGAGAACGTATTGGCACTCAAAGCCGAAGATGAAGGAAGTTGGGCGTACGCCGCATTCAAGGTGATGAGCTCTGGGGGTACGTCGTTCTCGATGAACCCCGCCCATGCGTTGTACTACGCCCGCACACACTCCAGCATTGGCCGTGTGCCGGTGGCCAGGATGAACGATGCCAGCTATCGGGCAGCTGCCGACAAGCTCTATGCCGAGGGATTCGGCATCTGCACGTCGTATGATCCTTCGGCTGAAAGCCTGGACGAGTACGAACAGCGCATATGTCGGCTGATTGGCGGTAGTGTCAGCCGCAGCCTGATCGATGGGCAGTACTACCTCGACCTCGCGCGCGGCGACTATGTCCTCGACGCGCTGCCGGTCATCACCGACACCGACATTCTGGATATCAAGATTCAGCCATCGGTGCCAAACGGCGCGATCAACAGCGTCGCGGTCAAGTACTTTGATCCGACCCGGAAAGAAACGATCACGACGCCGCCGGTACAGGCCATGGCGTTGATCGACGCGTTCGGAGTGATCTCCCAGGTCAACGAGTACCCTGAGATCCCTGAGGCCTCGCTGGCTCTCCGTGTTGCTGAGCGTGATGTGCGAGCCTCGACGGCACCGACACGCACGGTGGAACTGACGGTGATCCCTGACGCGGTGCATGGTCTCCGCCCGAATATGTATTTCCGCCTGCAGTCCGTGAAACGACGCATTGCGGACATGGTCTGCCTGATGGGTGACCTCCAGGCAGGCACGCTCAAAAGCGGTGCGGTACGTATCACGGCTACCGAGGACATCTATAACCTGCCCGCGACATCGTTTTCAGCGATCGAGCCGGGTATAGATACGCGGCCCGATCCGACCCCGAATGCGATCACGCTGCAGGCGGTATTCGAAGCGCCCTACATCGAACTTGTACAGCGGTTGGACCGGGCAAACCTCGATGTGCTCCCTGCCGACGCGTGCTACCTGCTCGCCGTCGCGGACCAGCCGCCCGGGGGGCGGTCATACAGCCTAGCTGTAGCGGCCGCTGGCGGCGAGTTCGAGGTCAGCGCAACCGGCGACTGGTGCCCGTTCGCGACCGTTGCCGGCGATGCCACGGTCACCTATGGCCCCGGCGTGACCGCGATCCCGATCAGCAACATCCAACGGGGTGAGCAGCTCGTCATCGGTGCGGCCGCCCTATGGGATTTGGAGATCGTCCGCATCGATGCCATCGACATCGTTGCCGACGCGGTCGTGCTCGGCCGCGGCTGCGCAGATACCGTCGCGACAGAGCATGCCGGCGGGTCGTTGCTCTGGCTCTACGACGCTGCGGCCGTATCCGACCTGGTCGAGTACACCGACGGCGAGATCATCGACGCCAAGCTGCTGACGAACACTGGCTCGGCCCAGCTCGCGCCGGGCGCGGCCACGGCTATGACGGTCGAGTTCGCCGGGCGCCAAGCGCGGCCGTACCCGCCGGCGGCGCCGCGCCTCAACGGCGAGGCGTGGCCGGAAGAGATTTTCGAGACCGCGGACGTTTCGTGGCTGCACCGCGACCGTGTCGCCCAAGCCGACCAGCTGGTCGACCAGGAGATGGCGAGCATCGGGCCAGAGCCTGGCACCACATACACGGTGCGCTGGTTCCTCAACGGCACCCTAGTCAACACAGCGGGCGGCGTCGCCGACACGAGCGCCAGCTTCGTTCCGACCGCTGATGGGGCGCTGCGGGTCGAGATCGAGGCGCAGCGCGACGGCCTGACGAGCTTGCAGATGCAGGTCATCGATTGCATGTACCGGACTAGCCCTTACAGCACCTACATCGGCGAAGGTGGCGATACCTACGTCGATCAGAGTGGCAACCACTACATCGGATAACAGACATGGTCGAAAAGCGATTCACCGATAACCCTACGCTCGCTGCGCTGGCCGGCAGTGAGATCATTCCGGCGACGTCCGTTGCTGGTGGTACCGACAGCGGCAGCAACCCGGTCGCAGCGGGGACCGACATAGGAATCTCGCTCCAGCAGTTGCTTCTGGCCGCGTCGCGCGTGCACGTGGTCGATGTATCCGGGAGCGTGGCGACGGTTGATTGTGGGGGTGGCCTCAACCGTAACCATCGGCTTACCCTATCAGGGAACGTGACTCTCGCTCTTGCCAATCTTGCCCCCGCAGGGTATGCGACCGAGGGCGAGATCCGCATTGTGCAGGGTGCGCCGGGCGCGTACACGCTCACGCTTCCGGCCGCATTCAAGGCTCTGGGTAGCGTGGGCGCCGTTGGCAGCGCAGTGGGCGCAGTAACCGTCCTGTCGTTCAAGACGCTCAACGACGGGACGACGGTTGAGTATGCGATGCAAGGGAGTGCGTGATGCTGCGCCGGCTCATGATCGCGGACAGCCGTTTGCCAGAGGTTGCCTACCGCTACTGGCGTGCACGCGTCATCGCGCCAGTTTCCGGTGCATACATTGCCGCGCAGGAGATTGAGTTCCGCGGTTCGATTGGTGGCCCGGATCTCACTAGCCCTGGGCTTGCGGGTGCGCGTGCACTCGAGAGCGGGCACTACGACGTAACGAGCGGTGCAAGAGCGTTCGATAACAACCTGACGAACTACACCTACAACGCGTGGGTGTCTCAGACCACGAATAACCCGCCGGTGTTCGTTGGATGGGACTTCGAATATCCAACTGTTGTCAGAGAGATTGCTTGGCTTCCACAGAACTATTCCCAAGGGCCATACAGGGCGCCGAGCTCGCTAGCGATTGATGGTTCCACTGACAAGTTGACGTGGAACCAGGTCGCATCGTTCGGCGGTATAACCGGTTGGGCAATGGGAGCGTGGAAGACGTTTAGCTGGTGATAGACAGGGCGACGGCTCGACACCGGCAAGTGCCGAGCCGCCGCATCAACGCACGCGATCTCACCGCGTGGATCAGCCGAGGCCCTGTTGCTCCCGAGAGCGCGGCCAGTCTCGGCGATAGCCATCGCAAGAGGTGAGACATGCAAGGCAAGACCGCAGCAGCCCCGGCAAGGGCAGCCAAGACCCCCGGCCGCAACGGCTTCAAGTACAAGCAGCAGTTCGGCATCGTCGTGGTGTGCGACGACGAGGCCGCTCAAGCCAAGGCCTATGCCCGGCTGCAGCGCGCGGGCTTCAAGCGCCTGAAGGTGGTGACCGTATGAAGATCGAGGTCAACCACTCCTGCACTGACTTCGACAGCTACCGCGCGGCGCGGGTGAAGTCGTTGTTCAACTGCGAATCCGGCGCCGAGTTCCGCCTGTCGGCCGAGCTGCCCATCGACGACGGCGACTGGCAGGTGGGCGTCGTCGTTGGGCCTTCCGGGTCGGGCAAGACCAGCATCGGCGCGCGGGTGTTCGGGCCGCGCGCGCTCTGGCGGCCGCGCTGGCCCAAGGATGCCCCGATCATCGACGCCATCGCCCCGGCCGCCGCGTTCGACACCGTGCCGGCGGCGCTGTCGGCGGTCGGCCTCGGCTCGGTGCCGGCCTGGCTGCGACCGTACCGGGTGCTGTCCAACGGCGAGCAGTTCCGGGCAGACCTGGCGCGGCTGATCGCAGAGCGGCCGCGCCAGGCGGTGGTGGACGAGTTCAGCAGCGTGGTCGACCGGCAGATCGCTCAAGTCGGTGCGATGGCCTTCGCCAAGGCATGGCGCCGCGGTCCCGGTCAGGCAGTGCTGCTGTCGTGCCATTACGACGTGCTCGACTGGATTGAACCCGACTGGATCTTTGACACGGCCTCGGGCGCCTTTGAGCGTGCCGAGGCCGGGAGGCGTCTTCGGCGCAGACCGGCCATCGAGTTCGATCTGTGGGAAACCGACCGCCGGCATTGGGCGGCATTTGAGCCGCACCACTATCTGAAGCTGCCGCCGATGATCGCCGCGGCGTACTACGTCGCTACCGTCGGCGGCCAGCTGGTAGCGCACGTGGCGGTCGGCACGCGCCCCGGCATGGTCGAGGCGCGCGCATGCAGGCTGGTGGTGATGCCCGAGTGGCAGGGCGCGGGGATCGGCCTGCGCTTCCTGCAGGCGGTCTGCGAACGCTGGCGGCGGGGGGAGAACCGGTATGGCATCAAAGTGCCTACGCTTTTCCATACCAGCCATCCCGGCCTGTGCGCGGCCCTGCGCCGAGCGCCGCAGTGGACGCAGGTGAGCGGTTCCTTGGTGGGCAGCAATCGGGAGGCCAGCAAGGCAACGCTGGCCGCCTCTGCAGCCAAGGGGCGCATGGCCGCGGTGGGCAGCGGCTACGGTGGTCACTTCCGGGCCGTGCAGGGCTTCCGCTACCTCGGGGAGGAAGCCGCATGCGCCTGATGCTCGTGGGGCAGTCCTGGCTGGGCAGCGAGGTGCTGGCGCTGCTGCTGGCCCAAGGGCATGACGTGGCGTCCGTAGCGACGCCCAGCGGTGGCCGGCTCCACCAAGCGGCCGTCGATGCCGGCGTCCCGGTGGGCGATCCTGGGAGCATTCTGGCGCCCTCGTGGGTGCCACCGGGCGTGGATTTGATTGTGGCGGCCCATGCCCACTGCTTCATCCGGAAGGATGCACGGGAGCGGGCGCGGCTCGGGGCCATCGGATACCACCCCAGCCTGCTGCCGCGACATCGGGGCCGGGACGCGGTGCGCTGGACGATCCACATGCGCGACCAGGTCGCGGGCGGGACGGTCTACTGGATGACGGACCGGGCAGACGGTGGCCCCATCGCGGCGCAGGACTGGTGCCACGTCCGGGCCAGGGACACGGCGGAGAGCCTATGGCGGCGGGAGCTGGGGCCGATGGGTGTCCGGTTGCTGGGGGGCGTGCTGCAGGACGTGGCAGCCGGGCGGCTGGTACGGGTGCCTCAGGACGAGGAGCTGGCGACATGGGAGCCAGCGTTCGACCGGCCGGCGCTGTCCAAGGGTTGAGGGTAGGATTGCGCTCTGTGCAATTTCCTTGCGCTGCCGGTAACTTTCACTGGCAGCGATTTATCTCACCCGAGGCGGGCGATTTATCGCGCGCCGTTACAACCATGGTGCATGGCCGTCGCGACACAGGCCGGCACCTGCACATGCCTGCCCGCATATTTTTCCGGGCTTTCGGCCAAGTGCCGGTACGCAATCCGTAACGGTTCGTCGGCGAAGGCAGGCCCACTACCCGGGCCGCTTGCCGCCAACCACGCGACGACAACCCCAGTGTGCAGCTTCATACCGGCGGGATCTCCCCCGCGGCCGGGCGCTCGGGCCACACGGTCCTGGCCAGCAGTTCGTCGTTCCAGTCGAAGGCCAGCGCGCCATCCTTGAGGAACAACGAGACGAAATTGAGCACGTTGCGCGCATACATCTCGCTGGCGTGGATGGCGCCCATGCTGGCCAGGTCGAACGGGCCGGCCACGGTCACCCCGCCCACCTCGACCGTCTCGCCCGGCCGCGTCGCCTCGCAGTTGCCGCCGGTTTCGGCGGCCAGGTCGACGATCACGCTGCCCGGGCGCATCCCCGCGACCATCGCCGCGGTGACAATCTTCGGTGCCGGGCGG